GCATTTTTTTAAATAACTTAGGGTCTTCTTTTTTCATTTGTCTAAGTCTGGGTACATAATTTCTATTAATACTATATAACTCGGAATCTAATTGTTTTAAAACCGGATCATCATCTATTATTTGTTGCATCGTTTTCGGTTTCTTTTTACCAAATAAACCCCAAAATTCATTTAAATTACTCTCTGATATTTTATATCGTTTCATATTATATACAATTTAATATCTATAAATATCCCATAAATAAAAAAGTTAGGATTACCAAGTATTATCGGCGTATCCTAACTTTAGAATTTGATGATTTATATGATTTTTGAACTTCTTCCGATTCTTTTTTCTTTGCTTCTACCAACTTATTATAGTAAAAATTTCTAAGATATGTTGGCATTTTGTACATTTCCATCACAGTAAATCCATTCCCATATTGAACCATATCAAATATTTGGGTATGAATCATAATACTATGATTCGGAGCTTTTCCAAAAAAACCCTACTCCCATAGAGATAGGCGCCTCCTCCACCTCACCATCTGTGTGGGTATAAATAAATTTCATATCCAAATCAGGTGAAATGGTTTTTACATATTCTCTAAATGCTCTACTATCTCTAGCTAACATATTATTAACAAATTTATTAATAGTACCCATAGTGGTATCTCCACCAACTGATTTAATCATATATCTTAAACGAATTGTTACATCACCTGATACATCTTTACCCAATTTTTCTAGTGCAATAATATCTTTTTCAATAGCTACCTCATCCGCATGTGTAAGTAATTTGAATGTAATTTTAGTACCATTACTAGGTAATTTAAATTCAAATTCATTTTTATTATTGAATATAGAAAAATCAATTTCTTTTGTTTTAACTTTTCCTAAATCTACAGTTGCTTGTATTGATGTACCCAATCTAGCAGAATAAAAATTAAATACATATTCAGCGCCATATCCTAATAATCTAGTTGCTAAAATAATAGCATTTTTGTCACCTAATACAATATCATTTGGATTTATATTATCAACAATAATTGATTCAAATAATTTATCTAAAACAATACCTTTTTTAATAAGGTTTTGATTAGAAAGAATATCTTCTTCCTTTGCTGTCATATGTTTAATTGTAATTCTACCCGATGATAATGGGTGGTCTTTTGGGTACACCAACCCTTTTGATGGAAGGTCTAATACTTCCGTTGGAAAATCATATTGTTTTTCTTGCATAACGTAATTTGTTTTGTATATATAAATACATTAATTTAAAAAAGTTGAAAATAAAAAAGGGATACGTTTTAAGTATCCCTTAGTTTTTATAGTTTTTTTCTTAGATTAGAATTCAAGGATTGCGTAATCGTAAGATAATGTTAATTCAATTGTTGCAGGTTCGTTAGCAGAATCAAATGCTAAATCACCAAAGTTTGCTTGACTGATAAATGCTCCTTTAATTTTCCACTGTTCAATTTTATCACCAACAGGACCTAACATATAGAAATCAATATCTTTTTTGTAAAACTCAGCGTATCCATCTCTACCTGTAATAGATTCATGAGATAATCTCACCCATTCCATTACACCTTGAGCTGCTGAAGGAACAATTGGGTCATATAGGGTGACAGTGATATCTTGCCACTCACCTTTACCCTTCAACTTTCTTTTTACGTTGATATGGTCTAAAGTTACTACTTCAAATTGAATAGTAGGTCTATTAGCTGCTTTTACAAGATACGCAGGTAATCCGACTTCGCCGAACTCCATCACATATCTATTTTTCATCTTAGGTTCGAAGTTCGTATAGAACATCTTATCAAACTCTAGTATTTCTGCCATTTTATTATTCCTTTATTTTATTAATAAATATTTCTTCGTTACGTTTTTATATTATGCTGAAAAACTTGCTCCGGTTGGAAGAATGTTGAAATCAATTACGATGAATTCCGCTGTCTTCGCAGGTTGTAAGAAAATTTGTCCAGCTAATATGTTTCTATCAATCACATCAGGAGTATTATTACTTTCATCCATTACAACTCTGAATGCGTATAAACCTTGTCTTTGTTGAATTGCTTCTAAATAAGGATTTACAGTATTCAAAAATCTTCCTCTAGTTGTTGAAGTATTTTGTTCAAATACCAAGAAACGAGAAGTAGATGCGATAAACTTCTTAACAGTTATAAGTAATCTTCTTACGTTGATTCTATCTAATGCTGAAGCCTTATCTTGTAATGTTTTCTGTCCAAATGCTACAATACCTTGTCCAGGGAATGCTGCAATTGGGTTTACTTTGTTCTCATATAGAGTATCTCTCTCAGAGTGTGTTAATCTATTCAATACAGTTACTGCTCCTACAATACCACCTCTATTCAAACCAGCAGGTGCGAACCATTCTGCTGCCAATCTATCATTCTGAGCGAATACAGCTGGCATCAATACTGATGGTGGTACAGTTGTAAGTTTATTTGTATTTGTATCAATTGTTTTAACCCAAGGATAATAAGTAGCTACATAGTTGGAATCAACTGCATTTGCTGCTTCAGTAGCCTCAGTAATTGTATTATCATAATCGTTGAAATCAGCGATATAGAATGCATCTTGTCTATCTTCAACCATATCAATAGCTTTTGTAGTTACTGATGGGTGAAGACTTCTTACGATACCAGGAGTTACTACCATATTGATATCATATTCATCAGGATTTGAAACAGCGTTAATTGCTCTAAAGTAAGAAAGGGAACCTGAAGATGCTGCGTTAGAACAATTGAATCCTTGCGTATTTGCTGCTCCCCACTCTGCATCACCAGCTTTTGCAGGTTTTACAGTTGGATTCATACCATCATATCCACCTTGGAATGCTAAGATAAATTGTCTCCTAGACATATCAGATGAAGTTGAACCAGTCATTTCAAATGATAATCCTAAAGATGTATTATCAAACGCAAATACTGAGTTGCTTCCATTAGCCACACCTTGTGGTAATGGTCTTAAATATTGTTTGTTATCGGTTGATACACCAGTTGTTTCAAAATCAAATCCTGAAAAATATACAGGAAAAGATGCTGTATTTCCTAATGAACCAGTTTGGAATACAACAGGAGGAACTTTTGATTCATCTGCTGTTGCAACTTTAATTGGATTGTAATAAGCTGCATGTCCAAATGGTGCTGCTGATACAGCAAATGCTCCTGCCTCTTTTACTTCAACTCTAATATATTTTGACCTAGCTACATAATCACCATATTCAGTAATCTTACCATCTGAATCAATTGTTACATATCTATCACCGATTCTTCTTGCTATATAGTTTGGAGATGCTGGGTCTAAGTTTACATTGTTATATGTTTCAATTACACCTTTTCTCTTATCAGTATCACTATAACTACGAATAGTTACAGTAAATGTAGCGTAATCAGTTGCTCCATCTTCACCAGCTGCCTTTACGTTAGAAATACCAATTTTGAATTTAGTATTATAATTTGTACCATGTCCTAAAGTTGCAAAACGGAAAAGGTCATATCTTTCACCACTTATGTTTTGAGATTTAACCCAAGGAGTAAATGCTTCAGAATAAGCTGGAAATTTTTCATTACCAGAATAATCTTGTTCAGGCAATTTCTTAATATTCATTGAAGATGATGCATATAGTAAAGATGCTGTATGTTCGAAATAAACGTATGTGTATGATTTTTTAGATGTGCTTGCTTGTGATACAATTGGAGAAGTACCAAAGACATCAGATAAATCATTTGTATCGCCAGGATTTATAGATGCTGATATAGCTATAGCTGAACCAGATAGTAAGTTAGCATCTAATCCACCAAATAGTATAAATCTACCTAATGAATCTGCAAAACTTGAACTTGCTGCTGTTACAGTATCAAATCCTACATCTTGTGCTCCCAAATTGGTATTATATAAAACACCAATTAGTTTTTCACTAGCTCCAGAATTTGCAGCAGTTGCAAATATACCCAAAGGTTTTTGTTGCTTATAACCACCAACTCCAGCTACTCTTACGATTGTTGCTGAGCCAGCTTCCCTTAAATAATTTTGTACTGCATATTCAGTATAATATGTCCCATCAGGAACGCCGAAGATATCTTCGAATTCTGATTGTGTTCTCACAATTGTTGGAACAAACGCAGGTCCTTGTTTTAAAGGTCCTATAAATGCTGCTCCTATTTCTCCTATACCTTGTGCTATAAATGATAGGTCATTTTCTCTTGTGAATACGCCAGGTGATACGATTCTTTCTGCCATTTTATTTCTCCAATTAGATTTTTGTTATAATTTGTATTCCTATAAAAATACACATATAAATATAAGCAAAATATCCAAAACACAATAATAATGCTTTGGATATTAGGTTTCATAAATTCTTTAAAAATTATATAGGTTTTGAACCTGTATATGAACCGGAAGTAGGTGCCCAAGGTAAATCGAAGTTATCAACATTAGTCACAATATTTCTTTTACTTTTGATATCTTTTTCAATTCTTTCAGTAATATGGTCCCAATAAGAAGTATTAGAACCACTAACTACATTCTTAATCCATCCCAATACCTTTTCTTCAGTCAATTCTGAGTAGTTTATAAAAGTATCAGGATTTACCGAACCAATTTGAAAAGGTGTTGCTCCGATAAATTTTCCAGAAATATTATCTGCGGTATCAGTTCCTTCGCATTCCCATCTTGTGCCTATAATTACATTTTCTAATCCTTCATCGTTTGTTTTGGATACAGATGTAATTTTCCATGTATAATTTATTGCCATTTTATTTTTATTTTAATTATAAATATTTGTTTTTTGTAAATTAACCTATTTCTTGTCTTATCATTGTAAAATTAAAATCCTCACACATTTTTTCAGCTAAATAGAAATTACTACCTGTCCATGCATTTAAGACGTTTGTTGGTACTTTCCATTCACCAGAAGAAATAATTGAATCAGGTATTGCAACAGATTCTCTACTAGGGTCTCTATATCTTAATTCATATCGTAGTACACAATCATCACTAGCTAAATCATATCTTAGAATATTTGTAAAAATTGTGTTTATTTTTTTACCAAAAATATTTTTTTCTTCAATAATTGTTATCATTTTCTTTTTATTTTATACATCTTCTAAAACTGTTGCTGATTGAATTATTTTTCTTTCAATCAAATCTGCAGCTATTTTTTGTTTTAATAATGGATATGCTTTTGAAAATATATCCGCTCCTTCCAATACACTAAAATCAGGAATTTTCTTTTCGTAAACTCTACCATCAATAATTTCTTGTTCAATTTTTACCATTGATAAAGAATGCCAATGTGGTATTGCGTCAATTTTAGCAAGAAATCTTTCATTAATTGGTGCTCCCATACGGTTTGAAATATTAGTTTCTAATAATCTTGCAGATTCTTCGTTTTTAAAAACGTTGACGTATAATTCTAAAGCACCTTTATTTCTATCTACCACATATCGGTAAATCCTTACATAAGCTTCATTAGTAATACCTTGAGATGTTCCTATTTCTGCTGCTATCTTTATTGCCATAATTATTATCCTTTAATATATATAAATATATAGTTTTTTTTATAAACCTAATTTTTGTTCTAATATTTTTATTTTATCTTTAGCTTCATCCAATTCCGCCTTTAATTCTTTAATAGCGTTTACCAATAGTGCTGGCATTGCTCTATCCCTTAATGCTAAATATCCTGCATCATCTGGCCTTACCAATAATGGTTCAACATCTTCAACTTCTTGTGCAATAAATCCAATATCGTGTCTTAGACCTGTTGTTTCATATTCATCAGTACCTTCTTTCCAATCAAACTCAACACCTCTAAGTTTTAATACTTTCTCTAAAGCGTTTTCGTAGAATTTAACATTATCTTTCAATCTTCTATCCGAAGGTGAACCATAAGCAATAATATTGTTTGATGCAATAATTACACCATCATATCTCAAATTGATGTTTGCACCACCACCTCTATTACCAGAGAAGATTCTCAAACCATAAGAAGCACGAAGTGATAAATATCCATCGTTTATATCTGCTAAATCACCATCATCAGATACCCAAACACCACCACCAGTATAGTTATCAAAATTAGAACGTAATACATATGGAGTACCCAACGTATCATCATTCAAATAATATCTTTGCCATCTGGAAGACCAACCTCCCCATCTTACAACGTTATCACCATCCAAACCTAAGTTTAATGCATAGTAACCACCTTTGTGGAATGACATAAACGCACCATTATTACCAGTTGAGTATGGTTGGCACATTGCCGAATCGGTTTGTGTTGCGTAATATCCTCTATTATAAGTAAAGTAAACTCTTGAATAGTGGTTGTAATCATATGTAGGAATACAATATTCACCTCTATTATTAGAGTCAACTTGTGCTTTCCATCCGGTATTATTTGGCCAAGAGTTTCTAAACCATAATCTATCAACAGGTCCACCAACTAATTGCCATCCATAACCGGAGTTATACCAGTTTACATAGTGATATGATTGAACACCCACCCAGTGAGATGTACCAGGAGGTTGGTTAGCGGGGTTTGACCAAGTATCAATATCACCACTACCCCAATCCATTACCCAGTTAAAGTCCGTAGTACCCCAACCCATAGCACCTGTCCAATAGTTTCTGTCTCCAGTGATATCTTGAGGTCTTCTCCAGTTCGATTTACCTGTTAATGAAATATTACCCTTACCTCTATCTTCTAATCCTAACCATTGAGAACGTGCGTTAGGGTCCATATAATAACCCGTATCATTTCTATCATAGAAGATATATGCTCTCATATCGTTTGCCCATGTCACACGATACAATTCCATATTGGCATTACCATACTCAATACGAATCTGCCAGTTTCCAGAGTTATTCAACATACCGAAACCACTACCGTCCCAATATCCAGAGTATCCTCTTATATCAGATTCGTAGTTGTTGTACATTACTACACCACCATATCCATATCCACCACCTGCTGATTTCCAATATCCGTTATTGGTGTACCAGTGCATTCCTCTATTTTCGTTATATAAACCTTGTCCAGAATTATTATTTCTAAACCATCCGTTTGAATATATGTTATTAAAAGTTGGGTTAGCATCAGTTCTTACGTTTTGGTTTGCCCAGTTTGATAACCACCCCC